TTTCATCACTACTAATCCATATTACATTTTTATTTTTAGCTGTATCTGGTAGTATTGTCGCCTTTAAAATATATTCTTCATTTAAATTTATATTTAAAGTATGCTGACTTAAATCCACACTTGAAACACTGTCAACGTAAGCTTTATTAGGGGAAAAATCTAAGTCTAAATCCATACCAGTCATTAATGTACTATTAACTTTATTGTATTTTTGTTTATTCCACAACCATTTATTAACTGATATAATTTTTTTTGTTTCTTTTGATTTTTTTAATAAATCAGCAATTACTCTAGTATCTTCTTTATTAGTTTTTTTATTCGAGAAGGTTAAATCTAATTTATTATCTTCATAATTCATAGTCCAACCTGTAAAGAAAACTAATTCTTCTTTATCTCTTTCTTTATCATAAGTAGATATAACGTCTCCTAAACCTAGTTGAATTTCTGGACTCAATCTAGTTTTGTCGCCTAATAATCTATTTACAAAATTTACTGAATCTATCGAGAATTCTACTGTAGGTTTGCATTTAGATTCTAAAATATGTTTTCCTGTTTTTATTAATTCATTAGCATCTACAAAACTATCATCTGAATATGTATCATAATAAATATAATCTTTTAATTCACTTAATAAATTTTCATTGAATAATAAATTACCTGCGTCATCTTCTGAAGTTTCTCTTCTACATAATTTGTTTAATCTATTAATTTTAATATCTAATTCTTTTAATTCTCTTTCTATTTTATATATTTGACTTGAAATAGATTGTAATTCTAAATTAGATACATCTAATTCACTTTTTATATCATCTAATAAATAATATTCTTCTTCAGTTTCCATATCTGTATAACCGTCTATTATATTTTGTAATTGATTACATTTAGTCATAAGTATATTTTCTGAAGAATCCAACGTAGACAATTCTGAATTTTTTTGTGCTTTTAAACTTACATATTCTTTCCATTTTTCCATTCTTTTAGGAGTTAATTCTTCAAATAGTTTTAAAGCTCTAATTAATTCTTTGCTCATATCTTCATTTTCTATAAAATATGAATAATTTTCAATATAATTTAATCCCGTTGGATTTGCCTCCTCTACTATACACTCTTCTTCATTACCTTCAAGAATTAATCTAGTTACAATATCGGAAGAATTAAAAGTTTTTTCCAATGACTTTAAGTAATTATCTTTATTTAAAACTAATTTTAAATCATTTCCAAATCCGTCAATATCATATAGGTTTATTAATTTATTTTTTCTATCAAATATAGGAACACAACAAAATTGTTCTGCAATGGTTTCGGTTATAAATGAATAAAAAGAAGTATTTGTTTCTTCTTGCATACGAAGTTTAGGTTCTCCATTATCCATATATCTAACTGAATCATCTATATGACCCAATCTCCAACCTGTTTGTTGATATAAATATTCATCAAAAGAATAAGTATATGTCTCTTCATCTTTATCTTTTAACATAAGTCCACAATCTGATAAAGCTATTGTATTCTTTTCTAATTTCTTTTCTAATCCATAAGCCGTAATTGTTTTCGTATGATTTGATTGATTTTCATTTATTTCTTTAATCACAAAATATTCACCATCAACACATATTAATCTTTCTGCTATAACTTCATCATATACATAATAATTTACCATTTTCTTTGAGAAATTATCTCTATATTTCAAAGGTATTGTAAAAGTTATCGTATCTACCTCGTCGATATTTCTACTTTCTTCTGTTAAATAAAATATAGGTATTTCTGCAATAACGTCTCCATTTAATTTTGTTAATACAATCTCTTGTATTGGTTTTAATTCCTTAATAATTACATCATTCATATCCATCACCTATATTACTTCTGGGAAACTACAGTGAACAATTATATTACATTCTCCTTCAACGATTAATTGATTATCTCCTTGTTTTAAAGTAATCCATTTTCTATTACAATCTGATATAGGATAATATCGTTTATTGGATTTAACTAAACACATTTTATTATCTATTTTAATAGTTTCCTCTTCAAGTAAATTATTTATTACAAAATCGTTTACTTTTACCTTTTGATTTCTTTTACAATTACTTTCAATTACAATTATAGGTTCACAATTTAAGTCTCCACTATTATGTATATCTATTAGCTTTTTACCTTTTACTTCTTTTTCTATAATTACCTTTTTATATGCATATTGACTTAAAGGTTTAAATGTAACTTCTATACAACCTTTAGGTTCACCGTATGTAAATTTTTTTTGTATTTTCGTACATTTTAAATAATACACATAATCTAAATTGTCATAAGAAATAAATTCTTCAAAGTCATCGCTTACTAACCATTTTTTAATTTCTCTAAAATTTTCACCAGTCCATATTAAAGGCATTCCGTCTTTTTCTAAATATAATTGTAATGTTATATCTTCGGGTTCTTCTTCTTTTTCATTATATAAATCTAAATTATCTTCTTTTTCTAATGTTTTATTATATGGGACACCAAAATCATTTAGAACATCATTATCAGTGGTTAATATACTTAAAAATTTATCTTTAGATTGTTTTCCTTTCCAAATAAAATATTGACTTTTAAACAATTACATCACCCTCCTTATAAAAGAGGGTTAATATATTAACCCTCTATAATGATTTGTTAACAATATCTTTTAAAGTTTTATTAATCATTTCTTGCATGTCATCAAGAACATTTTCATCAACACTTCCTTCAACATTAATATTGATATCACCCACATTTAATGTTTTAGAAGTTGTATCTTTATTCATACCTTCTTTATAGTTTACATTTCCTAATTGTTTAAATCCAAGTTCTTTAAATATATCTTTATAGTCTTTTAAATAATCCAAAGCCACTTCAAGATTATCACACAATTCTGTTTTAATTGAATCACCCAATATTCCTACTGCGTCTCCACTTGTTTCTGCAAAGTCAATCAATTTATCTTGTAAATTGGTAATATTACCATTTAAATCAGTAAAAGTATTAGTCATCATCGCATCTTTAACCATTTGTGCTATCTTTTGTTGAGTATAAGTGTCATCTATATTTTGCGTCATGTCTTCTTTCTTTTTATCTAAAGCGTCTAATTGTGATTGAAACATATTGTCTATATCTTCATCAACTTTATTTTGAACTGTTTCATCTAATTTATCTTGAGCTTCTTTTAAATCGTCTAATAATTCTTTCAACTTAGATTTACCACTCATAGAATTATCTCGTTTTGCTAATTCTATCTTTTTATTAATAGTGTCGATTTCGTCTTGTTGTTCTTTTAAATTTTTTGCATAATCATCTTCATCACGTTGTTTTTTATAATCATCTCTTCTTTTTTCTATTAATTCTTTTTCTTTGTCGTATTGTTTTTCTATAGCGTCTTTACGTTTATCTATTTCATCTTTTATTACATCTGTGATTTTATCTTCTATATCTTTCACTTTATTAAGTTTATCTTTTTGCAAATCTACTATGTCTTTTTGTAAATCAGCATAATTTTTTTCTGCGTCAGCTAAATCATCATTTATTAAAGAAGTATATTCTTCCAATAAATCATTAACCTTTTCCAAATCTTCACTATTTTGAAAACTGTTTAGTACTTCGTCTATATTGCTTACATTTCCTTCTACGTCAAATGTGAAACCGTATTTAGATAAACTTTCTTGATATGTAGGAATCTTATTTTTCATATTAGTTATTAAATCCATCTGTTTAGATAGTTGTTCGTTCATAAGTTTTAATTTTTCTTCTGTTAATTTAATTGTATCTACTCCATTCGAATTTTCTAGTTTAACATCTATTATATCAATTTTATTTCCTAGTATATCGAATTGATTTTTTAATTGAGTTATGGCGTTGCTAAATTTATACAATTTATCTTCTCTAGTTAGTTTTTCAATTTCGTCATTATTTTCTTTAATTGTATTTTTCATTTCTTGCCATTGTTCTTCACAGCTAAATAAATCACTTTGTTGTATATCATAATATTTATTAGCTAAGTTTGTAAGTTTATCCAATTCTTCTTTATATTTACTAGCTTTATCGCTTGCTGTATTATTTGAAGAACCACTAGAAGAGCTACTTTTAGAAGATTTATCGGCTACATCTTGAAGTCGTTTATATTCTTTTTGCATAGCCAATAATTTTTCTTCATAGTTAGTCATATTCCCATCTTCATTAAATTGGAATCCTTCTTTTTGAAGTTTTTGTTGAAGTGTTTCTCTTTCAGAAATCAAATCGTCATAATATTCTTTTTGAAGTTTTGCTTGTTCTTCTAATAATTTATTTTTTTGTTTAAGATATTTAATTTTTTCAGTACCTACTGCTTTTTCCATTTGTTTATCTAATAATGAAGTTTTCTTAGTTACTGTTTCAATTCTATATTGCAACTCTTTAAATAATTCAACAGAGTACTCAATCATATCTAATACATTTTGATATTCAAGGCTTATAGGAGTTAAAGCTGTTTCTATATCACCTATACTATTAAAATCTCTCGTAGCATAAGTACTTATTCCACCAGAACTATCTGAAGTAGAATTTGTTGTGCTTATATCATTTGCAGTTACTACAGGTTGTGAAGTCACCATTGGTGTAGCACTCAATTGCTCTACAGAATAAGGATTATCTTCTATATTAGAAAATTCACCTATAGAATCTCCCCACATTACTGATTTTCCCTTTCCACTATGGGGAACTTTTGATTTACCTTTTTCTGTATAGGTTAAAGTAGCCATTATTGATATACTTCGTGGTATTTCTTTTATTTGTTGTTTTAAACTAGCTAATTTACTTGCTACATCGGCACTATTACTGATTATTTTAATATATTTCTCTGGAATTTTTAATCCTTGGAGTGCATAAAGTTGCTGTAATGCTTGAAAAGCCATTACGGTAACATCTACAACTTTATTTTTTAATTGTATAGCATCTACAGTTCCAAGTTCATCTAATGCATTAGATAATTCTACCCCAACTTCAATTTGTTTTTCTGGTGGTAATTGCCCTATTAAATCCATTACGGTTGCTATGTCACCTTGAGCTAAAGCTTTATCTATTTTTACTTTTATGTCTTTTTCATCTTTTTCATTTAATAGACTATCTATTTCAGCTTTAGCAGTTTTTATTGTATCTTCACCTAAAACATTTATATGACAACTTGTTACTGCTTCTGGGTGATTAAACACCCATTGAATCATGTCTTCATAAGATTCTAATTTAGACAAATCTTCAATGTTATTTTTAAAAAATGTTTCAACATCTTTATCTTTACCTCTTAAATTGTCCATTAATTTGGCATAATTTTCAACTTGGTCAGTATTTTCTATATTTGCTCTTAAAGTTTTTACTATTTCTTCTTTTCCGTCAAATTGTTTAAAACTTGCAAAAGCGTCATCTATTTTCTTTTTATCGTCATCAGATACAGCATATTCCCCTGTAACAAACAATTTACCTACATCTATTTTGCCTTTTCCAAATTGTTTATCTACAAGATTTTGAACATCTTGAATTAAATTATTTCTAGTTTCTTCATCATCTTCTACATAAATTTGAGATAATTTAGCTGTTAACTCCATATCGTCTAAAGAAAATTCATTGTCATCCATCAATCGATTAACCAAGTCTTTTACTTTGTCTGGTAAATTACTATCTTTTAAAGTGGCTTTAACTTCTTTGATATTATAAACCATTTTTCCGTCTTTTTCTACTGTATCAAGACCACCTAAATCTTGAAGAAAATTATTGTAAGCGTCCCATGTTGCCATTAAATCTTTAGTTTCTTTATCTGTCATGTTTATGTTTTTACCAAAAGAACGTAAATAAGCATCCATAGCATTTTGAGCCATTTTAGCACTTTCTGGTAATTCCACCATACTTCTAGCTACATCTTCATTGACTCCCCATAATTTGGCTAAAGAAGGGATTAATTTTTCAATTCCTTGTTCATAGGCAGTAATGTCACTTGTATCAGCATATGCTTGTTGCAAATCATATAATTTTCTTATTGATTTATCTATTGTTCCAGAATCAAACATTTTCTTCATATTTGATTCAAATAAACTTTGTTGTCCACTTGTTAATTGAGAAAAATCTAATGCATTTACAACTTCTATCATTTCAGATTGAACGTCACTTTTTAACCTGCTAAAACCATCACCTATCTCTAAAGAATTTGCTATACTTTTATTTATTTTTTGAGATTCGGCACTTATTTTTGCTTCAGCATCTACAACTGCCTCTTTAGCACTAGCGTAAGTATCACTTAATTTAGCAAGCCTTTCTGAATAATCTTCTAGCCATGCTGAATCACCTGTTTGAGTAAATGTATTATTAAGTTCAGTTTTCTTTTTTCTGATGTTTTCTATTTGTCTATTATATTCTTTAATTGCTTGTTTATTGAAAGCCCCATCTTTACCAGCAAATCCTTGTCCTTCATTCATTTTGTCTGTGGCATTTCTTTGTTGGTCTTTATATTCTTGATTCAGAGCCTCTTGTTGTTTCTTGATTAATTTATCATATTTTGCAATTAATTTATCAATATCTCCACCCATTGATAAAATTGGGTTATTATCTTTATCATACAATATCTTCAATTAGGTTCGCTACTTCCTAATCAGTTCTCTTATGAACTTCTCTAGTTTTCACTAGACGTTGAGACTATATCTTTACCTTTATTAAAGGCACATACCACTTCCACTCGCTTGAGTGTACGAGCATTTGCTCTAGTCGTTGAAGTTTAATTATTTTATTAATTATTTTATTATTTTATTTCTTTTAAATAATTAATAAAATAATTCTTACCTGCTGATTGCCCAATCCTTAAACTTTTTAAAACCATCACGCTTATCATTACTAATTACGTTGTGGTATTAAGGCTCTAAGGGGTTTCCAGCAATTCAATATGTTTTCTAATAATAATTTCTTATTATAGGGGCTATTTATTAACCCAAGACAATATCTTCGCCACAAATATCAATTATTTGTTGTTGTAACTCTTTAAATCTTTCTTGCTGTTCAGAAGTTTTATCTACCGTATCATATAATTTTTTATATTCATCTCTAATATTGGATAAATTTGTTTTTGCTTTTGTTGAGCTAGTTACTTTATTATTTAAATTGGTTATATTTTCTGCATTTTTTTCTAAAGCATCATTAAGTTTATTAGCCTCGTCTGTAAAATGTTGGATGACTTTACCTATCCCCCATGATATAAGCATACCTACACCCATATTTACAAAACTCATAGCTAAATTCATAGCTCCTAAAGCTATTTTTGTTCCTAATGCTTTAGTCTCTACACCTGCTAAAGCACTTCTAACTGCTGTTAATCCAGAGGCAAATACTCCAGATGATTGACGGGCTTCTTTAAATGAAGTACCTATTCCTTTTATTACTTTCCAAGATTTTCCAAGATAACTAGCTTGAAATCCTTCTTTTATTGTTGCAAAGAATCCTGGATTAGTAGTTCCAATCATTGTAGCACTAGACGCTTGTCGTGTTGCAGTGGCTTGTCCTTCTAATGCAGTAGTTGTACTCAAAGCTTCGGCTTTTAATCTTCTTTCTTCATTAATTAACGCTTCAAATCCACCACTTCGGTTAAATTTTATTGATTCAAAAATACCAGAAATTAATCCTGCTATTACAGGTAGTCCTACACCCATGTCATCTATATACTTAACAAATTTATCTAACATGTCTAAAGCACTTATACCAATGTCTAAAAATCCTTTTGCCGTATTTCCACTTACAGCGGTATTGACTATACTTCTCCATTTTTCTTGCAATAATGTAAGTTTCCCTTGTACGGAGTCTATATATCTTGCATTCGTTATCTTCACATAAATTCGCTACATCTATGCAGTTCTCTTATGAACTTCCTATACTTTCATATAGAGTCGAGACTATTTCTTCACCTTCAGCATTATCTGTTAAGGGCAAAGCATTTCTTCCACCCATAGCTTGTGGCTTTACTCTCATTTCAGAGATAGTCGTTGAAAGTTTAATCTAATTTATTAATTATTTTTAAATCTTTAAATGATTTTTAACTGTATTAGATTAATACTTGCATGAACACCCATTATTAAAATTACTTAGGATTTAACCATATAATCATCCTTACGTTTTTTCTACTTTCGTACCTTCACGCTTATTGTTGCCAATTACGTTGTGGTGTAAGGCTTTAGGGGTTACCTGCTTTTAACTTTGTGTCCTACGCACATTTCTGTACGTACGGAGAATGTTGTTTCTCTTTCATTGAACTTCCGAAAGTGTCACCATTTTCGTACTCTTTCATAAATTTTTCTGCTTGACTCCAGTTACTCATTATTGCTGTGAAAACGTTAAGCTGGTTTTTCGGTTTGTTATCGTAAAGGCTTTTTATCCTCTACTTCTAGGGGTTTCCCCCATTATACCATGTTAATTCATGGCTAGCCCAGCATATATTTTCGCCCTCGTTTAACGTTAGGTTTGATGGTTGCAAATCCATCTCAAATATTACTATATAATATTGCGGAGGAGGCTCGTGATAGGATTATTGCTAGCAATATCGCTCACCTATTATGCGTTACGGATATTCTCTGTTAAGATACCCTCGGTATTACCATATCCATTTAGGACTTAGGCTCTCTTACCACCTTAACCTTTCGATTTAGTTGACCGATACACCCCTCTAATCTACATGATATTTCTACCATGAGTGGCAAAAATAATTTTACCTGCGATTGCTTCAGCTACAGATGATTTACTTTTCTTATCTAACTTATCCCACATTCCTGCTATATCACCCATGATGTCATAGAAATCTCTAACTTGACCATTTGAGTCATGCATATCAATTCCAGTTATTTTTTCTATAGCCATTGCTGTTTTATTCATTGAAATACTCGAATTGTTATTAACGTTAAGTTTTTTATCTTAACCTCTGGAAGTTTCCTTCATTTTCATCGATTGGTTATTTCCAATCCAGTCTGGCGTACATATTCCATCTCATATAAGATAGTCGGAGACTCTTGGAAGGATTATATTCTATTTAAATAGTTTCACCCTCTACGCTCTACATTATTGAATAAGTTTTAATTTATTCAATTAACTCGGTATTAACTTATCTTTATTAATTATTTTTAAGACTTAGTCTTTCTTACCATATGTATTACTACATATACGACCGAATTTCCCCGAACCGGCAATATTATTTACCGTCTTTGGCACTTGTTTTCCAACCTGCCATATTTTGCATGATAGTTTTTAAACCGTTACCTAATTTACTTGCATTTTGCAAAGGTTCTTGACCTGCGATTATGATACCAACTAACTCTTGCATATTAACGCCTAACGTTTTTGCTACGGAAGCTGAACGCATCATTGCTTCAGATACATCTTTCCCTGTAACGGCATAGTTATTGTTTGCATAGTTGACCATGTCCATCATTTGCATCATTCTAGTAGTTTCTTTGGTGTTACCTTTAACTTTCATAGTAACTTTATCTAATGAATTTGCTACACCACCATAAGATGCTAACGTAGATTTTAAATATTTATCTGCACTTGCTTGGTCTATATCTATAACGTTGGCAAACATAGCTGAATTTTTAGCATATTCTAAGGCTTTGCTAACGTTATGGAAACCAGATTGTAATGCCTCCGCAGTAGAATCAATTATATCAATACTACTTCTGGCAACTGCTTGACCTGCCTCACTTGCTTTTTGAGTTAACCAATCTAATTGTTTAGCTGTTCCTGTAAAGGTGTCTGGTGCAACCTTTAATAATTTTTTAATTGCTGTATCAGTATCAACAATAGTCTTAGGTATTGAAGATATAGCTTGAGTAATAACTCTAGCAAACATATTCGGTATTGAATACATTGACAACATAGAGGATAGAGAACTGAAAAATCCTGACGTTTTTCTAGTCGTATTTCCTAATATATTCATTGCTTGAGTTGCACTTCTAGCACTATTAGTAACTCCGTTTATACCATTTCCGTTAATATTAGATAAACTACTAGAAAAAGTACTCACATCTTTAGTTAACGCTTTTAATTCTGTATCTCTATCTTTTAAATTACTCATATTAGCTATCGTTTGCAATCTTTGTCTAAATTCTTCTATTTTAGATGACGAAGCTCCTAACTCTTGACATCTTCTTGTTAAGTTTGTTAAATCTTGAGATACTTTATTAAAATCTGCATCAAATTTTACATTAGCTCTTTTAGTAGAAATTTCACTCTCAAATTGTTTATATTTATTTTCACATTCCGATATTTTATTTTTTAAACCATCAAATTCAGCTTTAGCACCTTCTGTATTAGGGTCTATATTTCGCAGTTTTGATTGATATTGTTCTATTTGAGTTATTAGCTCTTGTATTCCAGATGTATTAGCAAATTTACTCGTTCCTAATTCAGCAAGTTTAGCTTTAAGAGATTCTAACTTAGCGACAGATGTATTTACCTTATCAGTGAATGTAATTGAGCCGTTTAATCCTTTTAACGATACTGAAACATTATTAATCTCTGCATTTAAATTATGTATTTGTTCATATGCCTTGTCGGATTTTAATATTTGACTTAAATCAGCACCTTTAACATTATTGATTTTATTTTGTAATTCTTGAAGTTGTTCTATTTGTGTACTTGTTAAGTTTTTATTTTTGAACATGTTATTAATTTGTTCAGAAGTATTACTAGCCCTTTGTTGAATTTTATCAAATGAACTTATTAAATCCCTACTTATATCTATGTTAGATTTATTTTTTAATTCGTCCATTTTTTGTGCAGTAGATTGCATTTCACTATTAACTTTTGATAATTTAGTTTCTAATTCATTGTAGGCTTGAGTATTTACAGTTTTAGACATTTGTTTTTGAAGTGATTCTGATTGCTTTTGTAGGGCTTTATATTTAGCCATAGTATTGTCTAATTCTTTATTGCCCGTAGAAACACCAGTAGAACTACCACCAAATAAATTTTTTTGCACGTCTTTACTTAAAGAATTTATTTCTTTTAAAGTATTTTGTATTTGTTTAAGATTGTTTAATTGGTCATCTTTAAGTTTAAAGGCATCGTTTAGTACTTTTTGAAGTTCTTCCATTTGAGTTTTCATTTTAGTAGTATCAAATTTTAGATTAACTTCTTTTTTCTCTAGCTTTTCCTTCAACTTAGCAACTTCTTGCTCTGCACCACTTCCATCTACAGAAGTTTTTAACCTAATAGTTAAATCTGCCATATATTATCCTCACCTACCTTTCTATATAACATCCAATCCTTGCCCAATCAAATATCGTTTTAATTCAGTTGGTATTTGTTGAGCTATTTTAACTTGCGAATCTGGTATAATAGTTGTTGGAGGATAATAAGCAACTGTAGAATCGCTTTTAAAACTCCAAACTTTACCTGCTTCCCAACCTATAATAGGGAAGAAATGTTCTCCCGTTAATACACTTGTCCAATCCCCATTATCTTGAAATTCTACTACAGCACAATTCATATCAATACTCGATATTTGTGCTATTTCTCCCATTTGCCCTGTACGTTCATATACAGATGGTTCATGGTCAGCATATATTTGTTCATTTACTTCTCGTTGCATTATCTCTACCATTTTATTTGCCATAGGTGTCATAGCCGTAGAAACAACGGATTTAATATAATTGACTGCACTTTCAATATCATTTACAACCAAATTAATCACCTTTTTTCATTTCTTGTATTTCCTCTTCCAATTTTTCACATTGTTTATTTAATATTTCTAATTTTTCAGCCTCTAATAATATTCTTTTGCTTAAAGTTAATGAAGTCATATTCGCTAATAGATTTTGTTTTTCTAGCATAACTTCTATAACAATTTCACTTACTATTTCATCTACATCTTGTGCAATAAACATTAATTCTTTTTTACCCTTATTTATTGATTCTATTAAATCTTCGTCTAATTCTAAATCCGTAGCTAATTCAAATGCTTTTTTATATATAAGTTCCATTAATGCTTTTTCTTCTAATCCTTGCTCTAGTCCTTTAGATATTTTTTCTTTTAATTCATTTCTATTCTCGCCAAATATATTATAAACTAAAACAGTTTCTATTTCGTTATTTATTTCCACATCATATGAACTTCTAATCATATCTAATGTTAAATCACTTAATTTCATTTCTTAATCTCCCTTCTTTATTAATTATTTTAATATCTTTCCACTTTTATTTATTTTTATAAAACAAAATAGGAGAAGGAATTAATCCTCTCCTATTTCACACATTATACAAATAGTAATTAGAGTTATAACACACAGCTGGTTTTGTATACGTTTATATTATGTGTTTATTTTAAATTTATATACGCAATATTTTTAAATTGTGAACTATCTTTTATATTTTGTTGTTGAATTAATAAGTATATAATTATGCCCATAAGCATCACAAGTAAGTTGTCCGTCTTGTCTATCAAACATATCCACTGATGTAAACACCCATTTACTATCATGATATTTTTGAGTTGCAAAATAAGTTATCATAGGCATACACACGGTATTTCTGTCTATTTCAGTTGTAAAATGTTCAAACCAAGCACTTTGTAAATTCATTCCATCTATGCCATTAGATATAACAGATGCAAAAGGTTCAGTAGATGTATCAATATTACCACTGTAGTTTGTACCATCAATAGTAACATTTATTTTTCCTGTATATTGTCCAGTGGGATTTTTACTTAAATAAAATAATACAGTATGCTCTGTTTCGCCATCTAAAGGTTGTTCAGTAATGTCATATTCAAATATTCTCTGATAAGCGTTGCTACCAGTGGAATCATAAGCTCCAAATATATCTAAAGCTATATGTGTATTAGTGATAGTAAGATGGAATGATGGAACTGATACAATATCTGATATACTATAAGGTTTATTTGTAAATATAAGTGCTAACGTACCTGATTTTGTTCCTTTTTCCCATATGTAGTTACAATCAATTCTATCTATCTTTTCGCCAACATCAATTGCTGTATAATTAACTTTTGTATTACACAAAACTTTGCGTTCTCTTATATATGGAAGTGTAAAAATTGAATAATCAATAGAATTTTTTTCAATAATATTTACCTTTTCTATTATTTCTAATAGTTGTTTATACGTGTTATTCTCAAAATACCAGTAATACTCCTCATAAGTCCCTGTAAGTGTATTTTTTTCAATTTGAATGAGAGAGTTTTTACTAGTTTCAATGTCTATTATAATATAAGCACAATTGTCATTAGCAATAGAGTATGGATAATACCATCCATCGGATAATTTGTTTGCATCCAAAGAAGTAGTGCTAATATTTTGCCAAGTTAAAAAATTGTCATATTTATCCCATTCTGATATATGTACTGCTGACATATTATTAAATACTTCGAGATATAAAATATCTCCTTTGTTCGCTTTTATTTTTTCCGAAATTGCCCAGCCTTCGAGTTCTTTTAATACACCTTTACTGGTATAATAATAGCCATCTTTTTGTTGTGTTTTATCAAATTTATTTTTACCAACTAACTTTAACTCTTTTATTTTATCAATATCTGATGTAATCCATTTAATTTGTGTTCTAATAGCATTACCTACGTTATTATAAGCAACACCATTAGCACCTACTCTTGCATCTATTAATTCTGCATCACCAGTAGTACTTCCTTCTTGAAGTGTTGTAAAAGTATCTATTCTAGATTTTTGGGTTTGTATATCATTTTTAACACTAGTATCATCGTAGTTTTCTAAACTATTTAATTTTGCTCTTTCTTCAGTTGTAATAGTTTTCTTCGCAATATCTTTAAATTGTGCATTAACTTCATTGATAGAACCTATTAATGTTTTATCAGTTGTAGTTAGTGTGGGATATTCATTATCTTTTATTCCTTCCATGGATGTCTCGTCTTTAACTAAAGTCACTTCATTATCTTTCAAAGTTTTAATATCTGCTTTTATTGCAGAATCGTCATATGGAGTTGAACTGTTTTTGGCATCTTCTATTTTCTTTTCTAGTTCTTGTTTAGCACTTTTACCAGTTCCATCGTAATCGATATCCTCTAAATCAACTAATTTAAAGTTGCCATTATTCTTTTGAGTTAGTTTTCCTATTATCTCTATACCCATATTATTTACCTCCTTTATTTTATAGTTACATTAGTACTACCTAAGTTTGCATTATCTGATTTATATATATCATATTTTTCTGCATAGTTATCGCTATTAGTAAAGTTTACAGTTGCCACCTTGCTAAAACCTCCGTCAAAACCTCCGACATTAAAACTACAAGCACCTAATCTACTAGGAACACAATAGAATATATATTCTCCAGCTCCTGCATTTACTGTTATGGTTCTATTTTTAGAGTTTGATAATTGTTTTGTTAATGAGTTAATCAAAGCACTATTATAAGTAGATGTAGTAGATTTTCCGTAATAAACCCCATTTGCAAATGTAATAGTAGCAGTCTTTGATTTTTGAACACCACTATTAGATGTTGCAACTAAAGTATAAGTAGTTGTTGTAGTAACACCTGTAAATGTTTTTGTTCTTAATGTGTTCTCAATGGCTGTGTTGTTAATAGTTTGGCTTTTTATTGTGTCATGTGTATAGTTCCATGTTAATTTAGGACTAACAGTACTACCCATTTGTGATATATTCGGAGCTAAGGTAATAGATGAAATATCAAAAGGATTTTGTATATCCCATATTTTAGCATTAATTTCAACTTGGCTCTCTTGTACTTTCTTTATTTTATTATTTACTTCATTTATCCCACCAGTAATTGTTTTTTCATCGGTATTTAAAAATTCATCATTTTTCTTTTGATAATCTTTTAAATCTACAGTTCCTCCACCGATTCCAGAATTAACATCTTCTCTTAACTGATTTATCGCACCTACTATAGTTTTGTTATCACCAACTAAATTTTCATCTCGTTTCATCTGAATTTCATTTTTATTTATTCCGTCAGTTATTTCTTTAACATCTTTTATTAATTTTTCTAATATAGGAAGATTTTTATCATTTTTTATTTTTTTATTTAACTTGGCAGTTATATTTGGTTTAACTACATAATCAAATTCTTCAGATGTAAAACATTTTAATTCATTTTCTATTGTTCCCGAAACTCTTATTTCACATGAATATTTACCAACTATATCAAAATAATCTGTAGTTAAATCAACTTGATATAATAAATCTTCTTTAGATATTAATGTTGCATCAAGAGGTTTAAATTCATCTGTCTCTGGTTTTAATACTGCAAATTCAACGATTAAATCATCTGGTATGGTTTTATCTTCATCAGTACAAATTAATTTTATAAAAATATTACAAATATTTAAATCTGTGTTATAGAAAAATATAGTTTTATCGGATTTAACTTTTGTATTTTTTAAATCTACGGTAATTAAATAATCTTTATCTATATTAATCATTTAATCATCTCCTTTATTATTTTTATATAAAAAGAGTGGTAAATTGACACCACTCTTACAATTTCATTTTGATACTAAGTTCGCAATATTTTTAAATTGCGAATTACCAATACCCCAATTCTTTCCCTCTTTTATATTCTAAGTTAGCTATTATAGTATATCCATACTTATTAAAATGAACATTGTCACTATCTACTAATAGGGACTTAGGCACTAGATTATTAGATATATTATCTAAATCTTCTTGTGTAGGAGTTAATCCTGCATCATCTAATCCATAGTCTATTAAATATTGTCTAGCATCTATGAATTTTACTCCAAACTCTTTATTTAAGACAGTATTTATTTTTTCTTTCCCTCCTGAAGTAAGTGAAATAACGAGATAGTTAGTTGTATTATTTAATTTTATCATTTGATTTATTTGAGATATTAAGGTATTTACATCATCATACCCACCATTTTGCCCTATCCAAATTATCATTACATTATTAGTATTATTTAATTCTCGCATAGATTTTGTAATAACTCTAGTAGGACGGTTAACATCAACACTATCACCTGCTTCAAGTCTAGTAAATGTATAGGGAGATGCTCCAAAAGTACTCCCTTGTCCTAAATTTCCCTTAACACCATTTATTTCTACTGGATTTACTGAATCTAATATTGTTGTATCTGTTATTGAACTTCTCAAGTTTACTGAATTTCCTTCTGAATCAACAATATCAATTGACACAGCTGTTATTGTTTCGGGAATAGTAAAGTCAGGTTGAGCCACTAAATGAAGACCACCTTGTCTACAAGCTACTGTATTAGAAGTTTCACCACCACTTCCGTAATTATTTACAGTCCAAGAATCTCCTAAAAGTTGTTTTAACACAGTCGCCCTTGTAACGCCACTACCATCTTGGTTACCATATGTTAGTGAATCCCCCCAATAATCAACTACATTTTCATTTTTTATATATTTTTGTAGTTCACTTACTTCACCTTGTAGTTTACTTATTTTACCATTATCATTCACGTATACATATTGTTCAAGATAGTTATTATCAATTACTAAAGAATCATATCTTTCATTATAATTATCAACTTTAATTATTGTTGCCCAATGTATATTTGCCTCGTAAGTTCTAGTTGCACTTTCATTTAAACCAACAAGACTTAATGCTACCCAAGCATTTTTTGTTTCCGTAAATTCCGTTACGAATGATAATGATATATTATTGTTGTATTGTTGCAAACTATACTTCGATGGTATAATTCCTCCATTGGATAAATCTATATTATTATTGAAATCTGCTCCCTTTAAATTTAATTTTACATAGGGAGATACACTTGTTAATTCTTCATTAAAATTTAGGTCAAAATTAATAACACAGAAATATTTTCCACTTAAAAATTCTTTAGAAACAGTGGATTTATTAATATTAGAAGTTTTACGTGTTAGGGAACCACTCCATGTACCAGTATGCGCCGTTTTAAAATCACTAATGAATAAGTTATCTAATCTAGTTCTTGTGAAACCAACTTCATTTTCTAATGCTGTCAAATCTGAGTTAACTATAAAATTAGATGTATCTACTCCAGCCCCTTCAAGTTGAGCTTTTGCAATTTCTTCATTAACGTATTGTGTGTTCGCTTTTTCTTTAAATTGTGCATCTATTTCATTAAACTTTGAAGTGTTACTTTTACCATTGTTATCTATAACTAAATCAGTAGAAGTATAAGGGTAAGAATAGCCATCTTTCCCTTCTCTAACCTTCATTTTATCGCCCATTTAATCATCTCCTTTTATATATAGAGACATTTTATTTGTCCCCATATAATTTATATACTTTTGCAAAACCATTAATTTAAATACTCTTATAAAAGTATACAAAAAAATATGGGGACATTTCTGCCCCCATAAGTTAAAATTTATTAATTATTTTTACACACTTGCTTTATCTTCTTCAAATGTCATAAAATCTCCATTTGTATCAGTACCTATATCAAAAGTTACAGAATAAGTTTGTAAATCTAATGAACTTGTACCAAAGTCTTCAGTTATTTGTGGAGTACAATTAGCTATTGTTGCATTTAATATTTTTCTTGTACCGTCTGGGAATTTTAATTTCATTTTTCCTGTATAAGTATAAGTAGTAGATGGTGAATCACCTATATGTACTTTACCTTCTGCATCTTTTGTAGCTCCTAAAGTAACTAAGAACATATCGAAATTCATAACTTCCATTTCTGCTGTGAAAGTCATGGCTTTATTTGCTTTTAATGTTATTTTATTTTTACCATCAGCTCTAGCATTTAAAGTATCTTCTGATTGACCTAAATTAAATGCATTTACATAATCTAATGCTACGTCTTTATCTGCTCCAGTTTCACCATTTGGATGAAGTTTACCTTGCATAGCACCTTCTATTACGAATAAAGTTTCTTGTGCCATTTCACATTACCTCCGTTTTATTAATTATTTATTCATCCCTCATTAGTTTTGTACCCATATACCAAGGAGGAATTTCTTTACCTTTATATGCTCCTGCAATAGCAAGTTTCCAAGCTAGTTCACAATCTTCCATTGCTTTCATTGATTTATAAGTATCTTGTAATTGCCAAGCAGTCCATTTTTTTATTTCTTCATACGTAGTTTTTCTCGTATGTATTACTTGTCTTACTATTTCTTCAAAATATATAGCATTTCTTTTTATTTGTTTTTCTTTGTATTCCTTTTCATACTTTTCAAACAATGCTATATCTTCAGCTGAACCTTCAATCTTTTGTTTGATTTCTTTTTTAGGTTCATCATAATACATTATTTCTAAAACAATTTTAGACAATATATTAAAATTACTATCGTCTATAAAAGATTCAATATTATCTTGAGATTTAATAAATATACTATATCCTTTATCACCACAATTTTTTAATTTTATATCTTTCGTATCATATAAAATCATAAGATATAATATTAAATCTACTAATAAAGATTTATTCTTTTGAGATAAGGTATAATATATATTAAAAGGCATTTCCACTTCTTCAAAAGCACCATTATTATTCCAATATCGAACCATATAAAAAGGTTTTATAAATTCTATACTATCTACCACCTCTATAAAGGTTTGAACCTTGGGTTGTTTAATAATGCCCAAATTAAATTCTTTTAAATCAATATCTTTACCAGATAATAACTCTTTAGTGAATTTACATTTCATTGAAATATCTCACTGTAACACTTGTTATATAAGTGTTATAATCAATTGGTATTGAATAATTTTGTGATGTAGTTCCTATAATTGGTTTTCCAATAGCCTCTAATCTTTCATCTTCTCTAAGAATTTCATTTATTCTTTTGTAAATGATAACATCTCTTGAACCATTTAATGTATTGGAACAACTATTGTGACAAACTACACCTATATCTAATCTAAAAGAACTTATAAATGAAGAGGTTTTACCATTATTTAAAGAAGCTGGTTCATCTTTATACATATTTAAAAATATATAACAATCAGATTCAAATATAGCGTCAAAGAGTTTATTAACTCTACGGTCTATAAATATTTTTTTATCATTAAGGTTTTTTATAGGCTCTTTTACTTTAGGTAAAGATAAAATATCATCTTCAGTGGTGTTTGTATAATACAACATTTTATTAATTGTATCATCAAGCATTAAAAGAGTTCCCACTTTATTTATATATCTATCTGGAAATGTTATTAACTTGCCCATTTTAAGATGCCCCCAATCCTCTTATTGTTATATTTTTAATATCTATAGTTTCACCATTCTTATTTTTTGCTATTAAAGTAATAACTTCTCCAATAATATCAAAATCTAAATCTACAGATATAGTACATTCTTTATTATTTGCATTAGTAATTTTACAAAAACCATAATCAAAATCTAATTCAAAATTTACTTCTTCGTCATATTGAATTTTATAAATTAAATCTTCACCTATATGTATTTTATCATTTCCTTCTATTTCTCCAGATTTAACAGACGAGTCATAAAAAGGATTATAAGCAACTAAATTATCATCATCGTCTTCAACTAATTGAGTAGTTTCAAGTAACAACCATTTAATTAATCCATCACCTGGAGTTTCTCTTCTAGTATATTCAAAATCATTTTTATGAGTTATTTTATAAGCTTGTCTATCTTTTCCCATAAGTCTTGCACCGACGTTCAAACTAGAAGTTATCGGATTAGAACCTACTAAAACAGTTCTTTTTGCATCTAGGTTAGAAATATATTTATAATCGTGAATACCTTTAGAATACATCGTTAAGTTTGTAATATTAACTGGTGTTCTATAAATCTCACCTTTATATCCAATATTAAACCATTCATTGCATCTTCTTAATGTGTATTTTTTATGTGTCATTGTAGTGATTACTTCTTCAAATTCTAATATATAATATGATTTATTCCAATATATATAACTACCAACATCTACTGGGCAACCTAATCTACAAACTAAATATTTTTCATCAAATGCTGATTTATCATTATCAGCAATATCTTTTATAACCATTCTTTCATGAAGATTAGTTTCTTTATTTATTAATTCATCTGGTCTCGTATATTGGATTTCATAAGCACTTCGAGCCTCTTTAGTTAAGTAAAACTCAAAGTCGTTAATCATATCATTTCTTTCTTTTTCCTCTATTGTATTAAAATCTTTTAGATTTCTTTTTCTATATTTTTCAAAGTAATTACTCATTTATGTCAACTCCTCTTGTTGCATAACCTATTCTTAACTTTCTTAATTCTTTAACATACATTTCTCTAGTTTTCAAAAGGTTATTTAATAAGGTTGCAGGTGACTTAATAGAATATTCACTATCTGTTATATGAATAGTTAACGCATCTCTATTAAGTATTTTTGTATCCACAAAAGGAATTAACATACCTTTAGCTAATATTTGCTTTTCTTTCCAAGTTAATTCTGATTTAAAATAGCCGTCCTCTATAGTTAAATCTTGTTTGCATTGTTCAAAATTAGATATTGAAACATATAAGTAGGATTCTAACAAATCTTCAAGGACGGATTCATCTATTTCTAATAAATCATCTTTACCTAAATGTTTTAAAAATAAATCATAAATTTCTGTGACAGGTGTCATTTAATCACCTCTATTCATCAATATCTATTAATTGTTCTCTTCCTAATTTTCTGCATAAAACACGTTCTTTTTTTCTTGATAACTCATAATCAGATTCTTCAGATTTAGTTAATAATATAGCTTTACAAGCTAAAGTTCTTATAAATTTATTACTTCTTCCTTCAATTTCTCTTTCAAAAACATCATCTGAAAGATTTAATATTGAATCTATTTGCATAGCAAATTGATTTTCTTCACTATTATATATACTCGTTATACCTAAATAATCAATTATATTATCTATTGTATATTCATCAGATAAAACATCTGTTATTGCCAACATATAATCTTTAAAATATGATTTATTTTTAGTTGCAACTTCATATAATTCCGATAGTGGTAATTCAGCATATTCATTTGGATATAAATCAAAATAAGTTTCTTCATTTTTATTCATGTATATTACACTCATAAAAGACATATTGCAAATTTCAATATATATTTCATCTTGTTTTTTTCTTAATTCCATATTTATCTGTCTTTTAGTTTTTTTTGTTTCTACTTTTTTTTTGATTTCTTCCGTTTTATCTACAGTCTTCGTTTTAGTAGTTTTCTTTATTTTTTCCATTTTATTCTCCCTTCTTGTAGAATTAAGCACTACTAATTAAAGTAGTGCTATATTATTTAAATATTAATTATTATGCAGTTATTTTTATCATTGCGTATGTAGAAGCTATAGCAACTCCTAAGTGTAACATACGATTCATTTCCATTTCTATTTGATAGTCTTGTCTATCTCCTTCTGTATCTTCGTACAATTCAACATCGCATTATCTTCGTATAAGTTCGTAACTCTTATACCGTTCTCTTATGAACTGCTCATGCTTTCACATGAGATGAGACTATTTCTTCACCCTATAAATAGGGGCAACCCACTTCCACCCACTTGGGTGTACGGTTTCGCAACCTAGTCGTTGAAGTTTTATCTCGTTTTATTTAAAATAAAACAGGGATACTTACCTGCATGAACAGGGATTTTGTGATATTAATCACCAGTGTTTAGGATTTAACCATGCACCATCTCTACGTTTTTTCTACTTTCGTGCCTTTACGTTTTAGTTTTCACTATCCGCTTTGGAGTAGAGCTTTACCCATTACCTGCAATTCAAGTTGTGTCCTATACCGATTGCTCGATATACGAGGCGTTAAGCTATATTTAGCTTGTTACCTTCATATCCAAGTTTTACAAGTGATTCTCCAACTGGAACTATTAATAACATATCGTCATCAACTTCAAAAGCGCCAGTAGTTTTATCATAATAATTTGGTAATGGAACTAAAGGAGTACCTTCAAATACTTGAGTATATCCGTAATTTCTTCTATCATCTTTTTCAGCATCTGATACAAAAGTAGCGTCTGATTTTATATGAGCTAATGCTGTTTTAGTTCCTAGTATTTGAACTTCTTGACCTGTAGAATCTGCAACTTTAGCTATCATTTCTTTTAAAGTAGTTGATAAAGCATTGTCATTAGATGCTTTACATAAATTTGGATTTCCAGAAGCATCATAAGCTCCGAATATAGTTTTTGTAACTAAAGTACATACTTTTTTATCAAAAGATTTAGATACTCTATCTACAAATAAAGTCCAGTCTATATTTCCTTTTAAGAAATCAAACATTTCAGCATAGATTTTAACTCCTAATCTGAAAGCTTTAGTATCTACCTTTTTATCATAGATTCTTTGTCTATGAACTGTTTTGACACCAGTAGCCATTACAGCAACTTTGAACAATTCGTCATTTTGAATTAAGAATTCTTTTTTATCTCCTATATCGAAAGTGTCAACATCTACTAAATCTCCAAAAGATTCAACAGTTATTTCGTTATGAGTTACAGTTATTAATTCTTCTAATAATTCAAATACTGTATTACCATTTCTTTTCAACCATCTTCTATAATTAGATTTCTTTTCTGGAAGTGGTTCTACTTTTTCAAATATCATATTTCTTATAACATCTGAAGCTTCTTTTCTTGAATAAGAACACACACCATTATGTAAGTCTATTACCATTTGTCTAACATCGTTATCTATCATTCTTTTAACCTCCATTTTATTAATTATTTTATTCTTAATAGAATAATATTTGCACCATATCTTTACCCATTAATTCTGAAGTACCTATAACTTCCCCTACTATTCTTTTAGCATCTGCTTCATCACCACTTGGAGCAGTGTATTTTTTAAGATTATGTGAACCAGCTTTAACAGTTAATTGGTCTCCTTTAGCAACAGTTCCATCTATAAGTGTTTTTTCTATATCAACAACCATACCTTTGTGTAAGAAATAAATTCTCACTGCTTCTCCAGCTGGTGTGTTTGCATAATCACCAAAATTATAAGATGTTTCTTTTTCATATCTATGACCGTCAGATGCTACCATAGCTAATATTTTATTAGCGTCATCTTCTAGGTCACCTACTTCATAACATTCACCTTCAACTCCTATATTATCTATTTTAGCTAGAGCTGAATCAGCTAGTCCTTTTACTAATACTACTTCACCATTTTTTAATTCAGTAGAGCATATTGCTGATTTAGCAAAATTATCTTCTACATAAGTTAATATTTGATACATAAATTTTACCTCCTGTTTTATTATTTTTTAGTTCTCCATTTTTCTAATCTACCACCGTAAGGTGCATTAGAATCTATAAATTCTTCATTTGGATTTATTATACCTATTGAATTAGCCTTTCCAGTTTTAGTTTTACTAAATGATTGAGCTTCTTTAACTTGTTTAGCCCACATTATAGCTAATTTCCCTTCATATTCTTCTTTAGATATTTCATGTTTTAATACTGTGTCTTGAAGTGCTTTAGCATCTTCTGTATCTAAAGAATATTTTTCAGTTATAGAATCAATTTCTAATTTAAATTGTTTAGCATCGCTATCAGCTTTAAATTGTTTTAATTCTTCATAATCACTCATGTTTTCTAATTGAGTTTTTAATTCTTCATATTCAACTTTTAATTGGTCAAAAGCAGTTTTTAATTGTGTATATTTTTCATCTTCTGCGTTATCTTCAACAGAATGATTTTCTTTATCTTTATCTTCTTCCTCTTCTGAACAATCTTCTTTCTTTTCTTCAGAATTATCTTGAGAACATTCTTCTTTTTGTTCTTCTTCATCCGGAGTGAAATCTTCTTGTTGAGTTTCCTCTTGATTTTCAAATTCTTCAGTTTCTTGAACTTCTTGATTTTCAAACTCTTTGTCCATTGTCTCACCTCCCTTTTCTAAAGAATAAATTTTCTTCATTTCTTCTAATTCAGTTTTAACATCTCCACAAGTGAACAGAGATAAGTTAGCTCCTGCCATAGCAGGTTTAACACCTACACCAAGCATTGTTATACCTAAAAAAGTAAAATCAGTTATTTCAAAGAATCCATCTTCTCTAAAGCTGAAATCGTCAACATCTATTTCCATAGATACCTCTAATGCACCATCGTTAGAATCTAATATATCAAGTAATTGTTGGGAATACTCCCTCCATATTAATGCTGTGCAAGATAAATATTTCTTACCGTCTTTTTCTACTTGTGTAATTATAGTATCCTCTGGAACGAATCCATAAGCTTTTTCAAGGTATATTAATTGATAGTCATAACCATCTGGAGTATCAGTAGCCTCCATTTTAGTATCATGTCCACCTAAAACCCATTCGTCATCTTCATTTTTATAAACATGAGCTAATAAGGGTATGCCTCTAATACTTTTTTCAGCACATTTCATTTGTGTTTCTGAATCAAACCAAGAACCATTTAAATTATCTTGGTCATGGCATACAAGTATTCTACATCCTACAAAACGAGAATCTTTTGAAGATTTAAAAACTTCTAAATTGCTTTTTAATTTTAGATGTTTATCTCCCAATTCTAATTCACACCCCCTTTCTTCTTAGAAAAATAATTTATTAGAAAACATGAATTTTCTTTTATCTTCATTACTGAATTTAACTTTAGTACTATTAAGAAAAATATAAACAGTTTTATTGTCTATAATACCTTCAGATAAAAACACTAATCCTCGATTTAAAAGTTCATGTTTATCTTCTTCATTAAATGCATATATGAATTTATTCATAATATATCACTCCATTACCTTGGAATCTAAAATCTAAATTTAAATCCCTACAATGTTTTATTAATTCAGCATATAATTCCATCTCACTAGGATTTCTACCTCTTTTAAACTTAAATCTTTGTTTTAATAAAGCTAAAAATGCTGAAACATGAGGACATGCTTGACTTGTGCCACTAGCAGTGGCAAATTTATTATTTAAATAACAACCTCTTATGCCATAGCCTGGTGAAACGCAATCTATTTCGTCATTTGAATTAGAGAATTTTGTTATTTTATCATCTATACTTATTGCGCCTACAGATATTGCATTATTAAAATATGCCGGATACGATATTTCATTAGTATTAGACCTACCATCTCCTTCATTACCACTACTAACACAACATAAGATATCATTATCTATTGCTAATTCTATTAACTCATCTAATTCTTTATCATAAACATTTGTGCCTAAACTCATATTTATTATATCTACTTTTTCTTCTATCATATATTTAAGACCATTAATTATCCATTCCATATTACCATTACCATTTTTTGTTAAGCACTTTCCAACTACTAATTTAGCATTAGGTGCCACACCATAAATGCCTAAATATTTACCGTCTGGTCTTGCACATATTATAGAAGAAACATGAGTTCCATGTCCATTCAAATCTTCAAAATTATCAGAATTGCCTTCGGAAGTGAAATTCTTTCCTTTTAAAATATTATCTTTTAAGCAATAATGAGAAGTACTTATTCCTGTATCTAATACACCTACAGTTATACCTTCTCCTTTATATCCTTCATTCCATAAATTTTCAGCTCCAATATGTTTAATGTTATTAGGAATTAAATCTGGAAGGTTGTTACTTATAGATTCTATTTTATAATCTGCAATTTTAAACATTACATCACCTCCTTATTAACTTTATTTAATTCTTTTATTAATATTTCTTCTATGTTATCTATATCATAATACCATATTTCTAATAAATTAATATTATGTTGTTTAGCATAATTTCTTTTTCTTTTATCATGTTTTAATTGTTTTTTAAACTTTTTCTTAGTCATCCAGGTTTTCTGCCATGATTCATGCTGTTCTCCTTGACATTCTATTAATAAATTATAATCTGGTAAATAAAAATCGAATCTTAATAACCTGTTTTTTAAACCGTATAAATTATCAAATGTCTTTTCTCTTTCGTATTTTACATTATATTTATCTAATATATATTTTGTTTTTGTTTCCAATTTAGAACCTTGACATTTTCTACAAATGACACCTGTATCGTTTCGATTTAATGAATCCAACCTCCTTTCAAATTCTTCACCACATTTTTCGCATATGAATTTATATTTCTTATGACTCATAGGAGTGACTTCATAAGGAGATTTGTCATTATTAGGAGACCAATGTTTGGCTTTTTCTGGATATAAACTTCCAAATGAATCTAAGGAATGTACCTTATTACTAGCAAGTGGATTACAGTAAGGGCATCTACGTCCAAAATGAAAATTATCACAAGTAGTTTTATAACTCCCATGTTGATTATTTTTGATACATTTTATATATACTTTTTTCTCAGCACTCTTATAAATACAATAGGGATTAATACCTAATTCATTATTCTTTTCCCAATCCCAATATTTATTTAATCCTTCGCCTAATTCAACTTGAATATGATAAGCAAAACTATTTTTATAAGTATTGCAACAGTTAGTACATTTAACTTTACGTTTCCCTGAGAAACTACTTAATCGTACATCATATTCATTACCACAATAAGGACATTTAACTCTTATGTGTGACTTTGATTTTTTACTATCTATAGTTTCTTCATTTTTGCGATAACTTCCTATATAAATATATCCATCACCACGATTTTCAACTCTTTCTTCATGTTCTTTGTTATAATACATAACTTTTACCACCTTTCACTTTAACTTTATTAATTATTTCTTGCCGTTTTTCCAATCATTTAATAATATGTCTAGCCTTTTACATCTTTTAAATGTATAAAATAGTTTATTATTACTTGGGTTAACAGCAACAACTTCGTATCTTAATCCATTATCCATTAAGAATTTCTTTAAATTCATACTATAACAATAAAAATATTTACTCATAATATTATTCTCCTTAATTTCCAGCATTATCATCTAACTCTGCTGTACGGTTTATATCGCCAGTTTCTTGGGCTTTATTAGGTCTACCATTTTCTTTAACTTCTTCACCAGTCATTGTATGACTATTAGCTAATGGACTCATAAGAGTTCCAAAATCTAATATTGATTCTATTTGAAGTATATTTAACGCTTCTAATGGAGAATATCCACATATTGCTAAATGTTCTAACTTACTTGTCCACGTTGTCAATCTATTGCAACTAGATTGAACTTTTTCCTCTTTGTTAAACTTGGTTGTATCGCAAAAACATAGTCGAAAGTTCTTTAATGCTGAATTTTTGCTAAAAGCATAATTTAACCATATTTTAATTCTATCCAATAAATTTAATGGTGCTAAACTGTCAACAATTGTTCCATAAATTACAGATTGTGTACTACTTCTATTATCTCCATTAAATAAATTGCTATCTATGCCAGCTGTATCATATACATTATTAGTTAAATTGTTTATTTCTTCATAATCAGAAACTTTATTGGTTTGTAATGAAACGGAATCTATTTTATAAGGAGAACTCACGACTCCTATTCCATCTCTAACATTTCTAACTAATGCTCTATGATAAAACATTGCCGTTTCTGGTTCTATGCTTAATTCACCATCATCATCTGTAGGTAGCAATTGATGAATTAATTTAAAGTTATTAGCTTCAATATTTTCCATACTAGCGTCAGCTAAATCTTTTATTCTACTTAAATCTAAAAGCAACCCAGAATAATATGGAATACCTTTACTTTCTATTACTTCTGGAAGAAAAGCTATTGCGTTTTCAAGTGGTAATTTGTAATAGTTATCTACGAAATTTTCATCATTCTTTAATTTACCTGCTTTATAATCGGCATATAAATTTTGAATATCTGTTGGGTAATATCCTAATTGTTTAGTATTGATACCACTAAGTTTTATACTATAACCTAACATAAAAGATTCAGTATAAGTGACTTTACATAAATCTTCGGGTAAAGAAACGAATGTAATACTATCGCTTGTTTCTTGTTTATATAGATATATTTCTCCTTTTCTAAATTCACTTTCTAGAATCCACGGACAAAGAGTTTTTAAATTATATTTTTCTAATTCTAGACACGCTTTTCTATAAGATTTAAAAAAGTTATCTTGCCCTTTAGTCATAAACTTACTAGCATCTAATGGAACTAAATAATGGTCGTAAGTTAATAAATTCGATTTATAATTTATTATTTCTTTTAAATTACCATTAATAACCCTCATTAATTCGGCTTGCTGTTGCAGTGTAGTAACATTAGAATAAGGATTTTCTAAAGCACTAGCTATAGTGTCGGTGTCTACTTTACTTCTTCTTCTACCACTAGACACCTTATCTATATTGCTTATATCAACCATAGAGGCTTGTTGAGCAAATTTCAAATTATTCTTTTTATTGTCTTTCTCTTCGCTCAAATATCTCACCACCTTTTTAATTAGCTAAGAAAATATGTCTCTTTTTCTTATTTCTATTTTTCTTTCTTATATCTCTTTCTATTAAATCAGCTAAATAGTTTCCATATGTAACTGAAGAATATCTATCTTTTCTATTCCTTCCTTTTTCTTTAAGAACTATATCTCCATTTTCTCTAGTACCATAATCTAAATTTATTGTTTCAAATATAAAATTAGAAGTTTGAATAAAAGGTGCTATCATATAAGCGTGATAATCACTATCTTGGTGATATTTAAGGTTTTTACTAAAGTCTCCTCTTTTTTCATTTTCTTCTATTAATAATCTTATTTTTTTACTTGCAAATGCGTTCTTTAAATAAACAGCACAATCATTATTTATCTTTTGATTTCCTTTTATTACATATATACAGTTTATTCCATTTTTCAATGATTCATAATCTTTTGTTTGAGTACTTGTTTCATAAATACCAAAAGGTTCATAATGTTCATCTATGTGTTCATCATAAGAAGATTTTTCCATCTCGTCTATTAAGGCTATACCTAAACCTGCACCATCTATGATAACCTTATCTGCTTCAAATTCTGTATATAATCGTTTAATTCTTGTAGCTTGTTTCTCTAATTTCATACCATTATGAGATTCCATATAAACTATTTCTCTTATAAGATTGTTTCCACTAGGGAGTAATCTCCATAAAGTAAAAATAGAGTTATCATTTTCATTTGCTTTATTAGCTTTAGCTGTAGCCACGTCAACTGAAATCATTCTTATTTCATTTTTCTTTTTAGGCATTTGTTTTAATTCCTTTTTCTTTTTATCTGGATTTCTATAATCGTCATCCGTTAACGGATAATAACAGTTTTTTAAAACTCTTGCATTTAACATATCTGCTGTATTAAAGAAACAATCTCCACTTTGTCCATGCCATATAGCACCATATTCCATATTAAATACAAATTCACCCATATCCTCTTTATCTTCTTCAATCTTATCTTTTAAGACAAGTTTATGGTCTAAAGATGCCAAATAAGGAATTGCACAAGCAAATGCTTTTCCACCTTCAAACATTCTATTAAGTATGGTTGTGAATTTTTCATAACTCCAGTGAACTTTTAACCATGCACTAGAAAGATATCAATTTGTTATTAACTATAGGCTTTTTATCCTATACTCTGGAGGTTTCCCTCATTTTCATCAGTTAGTCAATTCTAACCCAGTTTAGCATATATTTTCATTCTCTAAATTCTGTATAATGAATGTAGGATACTCTTGGGATACTAATTTTAGTATGTAAAATAATTACGGCATTATATTCTGTGGAGGGTAATTATCCCTCAAACAGTTTCAGCCCCTATGCGTTACAATACTTATAGTTTTTAAACATATAAGTTATCTCGGTATTAGCTTATCTATAAAATATTAAATTTATTAATTATTTTACAAACTTAGCCTTTCTTACCATGTATATCACTATACATTTGACCGATTTTACCCTATTTTAAATATAAGCACTTATACTTTACTTATATTGAGACATATCTTTTTATCTCCATATTTGATTCTAATGGATAATCTTTGTATTCTGGTTTTTCTAAAAATGGAGGTTTTCTTGGATTTGTTAAGAATTGTTTTAAAACTGAATTTATTATATCTAATTTGATAAGTCTAAATTCGTCAGCAACTAATACATTACCTCTCAACGTTTTGTTATCCTATAAGTTTTTTATCTTATAGTTCTTATATTTTTCCATCATATAAGTCCAGCATACATCTTCACCTTCAACTTTACTTGTTAAGGGGAGGAGGCTCTTGGGAGAGTTATTGCTTTCATCTTAACGCTCATCTCCTATGCGTTACAAACAGTATTAGATATTACTGCTCTCGGTATTATCCTTTAAATTGGAGGACTCTCTTTTAATTTTATACAAATTCAAAATGAAGATTTCCTGTGTTTTTTCTTCTCTTAATATAAAATCATTATTCATTTTATGAACCGATACACCCCTCTAATTATCTAAAAAATTTCTCTTTTAGACGGCTAATTTTTTTTAACCTCTTGCCCCATCATTAGAAGCTATAGCTGTTATTACAGAACCATTTTTAAAAATACATTTAACATTATCCTTATTATTTTGAATTTTTTTAATTTCTTTTGCTAACGCAGGATAATCCCTTCGTAAATCTTCAATCTTTTCAGTTATAATTAATCCTGCTTGGTCTTTGTTACCAGATGCAACTATTATTTTAGAACCTGGATATAATATTGCTCTACAACATACAAATATCGCAGTTAGAAAACTTTTCAGTTTGTTACCCTGTAGGCTTTTTATCCTACAGTTCTTGTAGTTTCCTACAAGCTCAGAATAAATTTTCACTCTCATAATTAATTCTCAATGAGTGACGGAAGCTCGTGGGAGAATTATTACTTTCATATTAACGTTCATCTCCTATTCGTTACAAGCAATATTAGATATTATTGCCCTCGGTATCAGCACTATCCTTTAGGACTTAGCCTTTCTTCTCAGCTTATTCCTCCTTAAATTAATAAGGTTATAATTTTTATGTACTTTCAGCTAGACCGATACATCCCGTTTACGGTATTATGCACTTGAGAATTTACATAATACTAGGCAAAAAATTTCTCAAATTTTCTTTGTAAAAAATATTTCTCATATAGTCTTTTTGGTTATTTGTTAATTTCATACTCAAAGTACCTCCGAGATTTATTAATTATTTTTATTAAAAATGAGTAATTTTAAAACCCAAACCTCTCGACGCAATAAAACAAAACGAGGTGCATATATTCATCATGTAAAGCAAGACTTGTTGAAACCAATACAAATTAATTCCTAACCAATCCATACAAAATCTATGTGGATTTTTTCTAAAATATTCTGTCCATATTTTTACACCATCTAATAAGTTTTCATATGAATCCTTTTTTAAGTTTTTTCTTTGTTTACATTTTAATCTATTCTCCATATCCTTTTTCATCCTCCTCTGTGTAAGGAGTCGAATCATTGTTCATTAACTTTTTAATAGGGTTTAAGAAGTAACGATTTAACCACCATTTAATTCTATCAACATCATTATATTCTGGATGAACATCTGGGATAGGTTCATTTTTTTCTATTTTAGCAATTAATGTCCCATAACTTAGGTTATCATCTTCACCATATTTACTCATTTTAGATGGTAAAACATTTAGTTCTTCCATACGTTTAGAAATTTGATTAGTTAAGTTTTCAAATGCTTTTTGGTCATTCTTAACTATAGCTCTTTCTCTTAAAACTTCTAACATACATATTGTTTTAATTAAATTCACTTCTTGAATGGCTTTAGACGGATAATTGTCTGTGTATTGTTCATATTTTCTTTGAAGTAATTCATATTCATCATCTTGAAATCCCTTACCCCAAAAGTCAACAATTTCACTTGAAGTAACTGTTTCTCCAGTAATAATATTAGTTACACCATCATAAGTAAGCATATTATCTAAAGATGTTAACCCTTTAAATGCTTTATCTCTATTCATTATTCTAGTATAATTACCTAAAAAATTATTGCCATATTTCTCAACACATTTTAGATATGTTTCTTCGTCATAATACATATCTAAAACCATACATAAATGTATAAATGCTAATCTATGGTCGTTGTTATAATTTTTTAATAACTTTTTAAAATATTTATCAACTACTTCTTTACTCATGGGTAATTTCTTATCATGCTCATAAAGCATTGATTGTGTAGAGTAGAAATCTCTAACGGTAGGTTTAAATTTACCTGTAGCTGAACATTGTTTTGTGTCTGCCATTTTTATCACTCTCCTTTAAAAAATGAAAAAATGGTTACGACTAATGGAAGGAGTTTTTAGCCGTAACCTAAAAGGGGAGAATCATTATGAATTTTGAGCCTTATTTTAAAGACTCAAAAAATACTGATATAATTATCAATATCATTTCAATCCTTAAAATAAAAATACCACTCTTATTCGAGTGGTTTAATCAAAAATCAGCTTTCATTACATAACTTGCAACTACTCCATCTTCATCAAGTATTAATAATGTTTGAGAAGGTTTGTTATATAATTTTTTCTTCATAGCATAATCATCTGTTGAAATCAAACTTCCATTCACATATATATCCGTATTGTATTGTGAAAACATTTTAGGTTGATGATAATGTCCTAATAAAATTAAATCTATGTTTTCACCACCTATAGCCATAGATAATTCTTCACTTACTTTATTTAAATTAACTTGGTCACCATGACATGAAACAACTGTATTTCCTTTTACATTCATTATCGATAATTCACCGTTATTTATTGAATTTAAAAATACAACATTTGATAAATTTGATACTCTCATTTTAATCATTTCATTTAATAACATGGAATAATTATTACCATTACTTCTATCGTCTTTCATCATTTCTACTGCTTCATGATTACCATTATTTTGAGTTACAGTTAAATAAAAATAATTTGATAGTTTTTCTATTACCTGTGATATTATTTCACTAACACTTACTATTTGTTTTACCAAAGATTCTTGATTAGATAATTTAATGCTATTATGTAATTCACCAGATATCAAATCTCCGTTCAATACTAAATGTAATTTATCTATATTATTATCAATACAATGTTCTATTGTTTTATTAATTATTTTATCTAACCTTTTTATGGCTATATCTTTATTATATTTATTTATTGAATTTTCTACAGTCATAGAAATATGTAAATCGCTTAATATTAAAATTCCGTCTTTTCCACTAGAATCTTCTTTTGGAACATAGCGATTCAACAATGGATTTCTTGAATTTAAATTATTAATTTCTTCACTTATTAAATTCATTACATTTTCCATCCTAGACAACCCTCTTAATTGTCTATTCACTTCTGTCCTTAAATCAGTTAACTTTATTTTTTCCTTTTTTATTTCAGCTAATGTTTTACTATCTATATCATTTTCATTTATAGTTTCAGAATATAATTTAAATCCATATGCTAATTTTCTTAAATGGTCGTCTGAATAATCTGTTTCATATTTTCTATTTATATCTTCCCATGACATATCATTTAATTTATTAAGTTTATTTAAACAATCCTGTATCAATCCTTTTTTATTCATAATTCCCTCCAAATAAACAAAAAAATAATTGGGAGGTTTCGTACCTCCCTTATTTAATTATCTTTCGACAGTATTTTCTATCTTCAACTTAACGTTTTTATCTCCAACAAAATCAGCGAATAAGTCGTTTATTGCGAATCTTTCTAAATCATATCCATCTTTGTCTAATTCTACAATGAAATATTCACCGTCTTCTTCGATAATGCGACCTATTTTTATTTCTAATGTTTTTCCTTCTTTAAAAATCATATAATCATTCTCCCTTTATTAATAATTATAAACCAATTGTTCAAGCATATATTTTAATGACGATTTTATCTCTTCAAAATTATAAAAACGATATATATCTGTTTTAAATATTTTACTACGTACACCTGTAGGGTATATTCTTTGAACCCCTGCACTCTTATCATTTACCGTATATGCTATTATTCTATTACAATCATAACATACCATTTCATACGTTAATGTATCCTTATTTAATTCAAATCCCAACTCTTTTAATTTATTGTCTGTATCTTCATTGAAAATATAATATTTATTAAACATTACTCTTTTCCTCCCGTTTGAAATTCTAAAACAGATTCACTTGTTGTTGCAACAACCACATCGCTTCCAAACAAACCTTTCAATACTAATTCTAAATCATCTATTAATAAATTTTCTTTTCTTCCTCTCATGACTAGGTCAAAATTAATTCTATTCACCACTATTGGTTCTGGTATTTCTAATGCCATTTCTTTTGCTTTATCTAATATGTATTTTTTACTTTGTTCTGTAGCACATATTATGGGAGAATCAAGGATAGCAGATAATTTTATCAAGTGGAAAGTTTTACCATTTCCTCTATCCATTCTTAAAATTTTCATATTTATCCTTCCTTTATTAATTATTCTTCTATTCTTTCTTTTACAGATTTTTTAAGTCTAACTTTTACAGTAACTTTATCATCTGTTTTATAAGGTGTAGCTTGTCCTTCTTTAGTTTTTAATACACCTTCTCTACCTTTTTGTATCTTCTTATCAACTAGGAACATTCCCATACTAACTGTGTCTCCTACTTCCATTTGTTGATATATTGAAGAAACAGTATCTTCTAATCCTTTTAATATTTCTCTAGCCTCTGCTTGAGATACTTTTAAGCCTCTTTCTTCTAAAGCTCCTTGTAATTCTTTTACTACGTTTATTTCCATAAAACATACCCCCTTAATAAATTATAAAATATTAATAAAAATAACAAATATTGTAGGCTTTTTTAGCCTTACACAAAATACGCTATTTATACTAGGAAAAAAGTAGCATATTTTGCACACTTTTAAAATATATTATTTTTATCGGCATTTTTTACATATAGATAATACTCCTTTACTTCCATTTTTATTAAATTTATTAACTAATTTAATTTCACCACATTTATTACAACGTTTATATTCTCCTTTTCTTATATTTAAATAATACCAATTTTCTAATTTTTCTTCATATACCTCAACTATTTTATTAACTATTCTGTCTAAATATTTACTTACTGTACCTACGCTTTTATTTAACTCTTTAGCTATTTTACTAACCGTCATACCTTTCATCCATAAATTCAATAATTCTTCTTGTTTTTCAGTTAATTTAACCTCATTGAGTACATCTTCTAAATCTTTAAATATACATCCTAAATCGCTTTGAAAATCATACACTTCTAATTCTCTATATAATTGCAATAAAGCTTTCATATGAGTAGAATCCAATTCATCAAGTTCGTCCCAATCGGGCTCCCCTGCATCTTTTAATGGAGCTTTCCAAACAATAGGTCTTGCTAATTCTATTTTTGCTTGTAGCATGTCTTTTTTAAGTTCTCCTATGTGGTTTACTAAAAATGATTTAGCCTGTCTTTCCGTTTTAATTTTAGTGTGCCCTTTGTTTTGCATGTATTCCATAAACTCATCCAATCTATCTTCTCTTATGTAAGAACTCAATCTATCTATTTCTTTTTTATATTCTCTTAATTCTGGATAATTTTTTAAATCTTCAGCTGTAACTTTTTCATCTTTAGCTTTCTTGTAATTTTCTTTTCTCCTTAATATAATAACACCGTCATCTACCGATTCTCCATATGTATCAAAATATTTTCTATCTTTAGATATAGCATCTTGAAATTTCTTTTCATTGTCATATATTTTAATATATTCTTTCTTTTTTTTATTAGGGTCACACCACATTATATAATTTGCTATAGCTTCTAAAGTCTTTGCTATATTTGATTCAGAATATAACTCTGTTTCTGAATTAGGCATTAAATCAATATAACTCGTTTTATTAATACGTTGAACGAATACTTCATTCCAAAATTCATCGTTACTAAATTCTATTCCATTCTTATCTTTTATAACATTTAATAAATCATATACATATTGTATTCTCTCTTCTAAATCATTTATATTTGTATCCAATTTTGCATAATCATAAATATTTTTGTTATTTATTTTACTAAAAAATCTATTAAAGTAAATTCTTCCCATTTTATTCACCCCTATTTTATTAATTATTTTCTACTTTGAATAATCATCTATTCTATCTATTTTATATTCAATACGCTCCAAGCTTGAAAACAATCTTTCTATATGTTCCTTATTTTTACCTTCTTCAATTGCTTGTTTAATTTTTTCTTGCATTTTTACAGCTCTATCTATATTGGATATCCTACTCATCTATATCACCTCCTAAATTCAATTTTAAGCCATTCTACCTCTTTCTTGAATAACTAATCCTATTTTCAATTAAAAGCTCTTAGAAAAGCTTTCATTGGATATTTTTATCACCTCCTTATATTAGTATATTAACATTAGCGTCATATAAATTACCTATGAGTTAAAATTATTTTTTAGTGTCACTTTGAATAAATATAATTCTTCATCCCCTAGTCGTTCATAATAATTAAAAACCAAATTATTATTCACTCCTTCCCCTTATCTCAATAAGGGGAATTATCTCTTTATTAATTATTTTTACTCTTCTCTTATCTTCTAAGAAAATGAATTTTTTGTCTTTAAAATATTATAGTTTTATCGTATTATTTTAAAGGGCAATTTTTAAATTGTACGGTTTTAATCCGTACAACTATTCAACCAATCCTTTAACAAATTCCTCATTCTCTTAGAAGGTATATATAAATTAATTTCTTTTTCTTCTCTAATAGCACTTCTAAATAACCATTGAATCAATTCTGATAAAGACCAAATATCTTCATCTATTTTAACGCCTTTATCTATAAAGAAATTATTAATTGTAGGTTTATAATATCTATTTATCAAATAAGCACAATTAGTTTTATTTTTATATTCATTTGTTGCTCTACTATTGCAAGGCACAAATCCTTTGCTATAACCTTCACCTTTGCATTGTATTTTATAATCTTCAAATGTTGTCCACATATTTTCTTTAGATTTTGATTTAATAACTCTTTTGAAATAATAATATGTACTATTCTTTAATTTCTTCATTAATTCCTTCTTGCTAGATTTATCATACCAACTCTTAGATAATGCTGTTGGTTTATCACCTATATCATTTAATTTACCCTCATATATATGTATTAAGTCTTTATATTTACTACCGTTGATTTCTTGATATTCACATAAATTATATTTGCTATCAATTTTATCTATTGATTTATATTCATATTCTACGTTATTTAAATCGTAATAATATCTTTGTACTTGACCTTTAAACATATATGTTAATATGTAAACCTCTTTAAAAGCTGTAAATATATTAATTGGAAATGTCCATAACATTAGTGAATTATTAAAGAAATATACATCGCCATTTTTAATTGGATTTTTCATACTACTAAATTTACCTTCATATGTATCATCTATCCAATGGGCTTTATTTTCTTCGTCTATTTCAATTATTTTTTCATTTATTAATATTTGAATATCTCTTTTACTCACTGGTATTTGTTCGACAACATCACATACTTCGTCTAATATGAGTATATACTCACCTTCTCGTATGTCATTTATCACTTCTTGACTTAACCCTCTAAATAAAGAATGTGTTGAAATTACGTTATAACCTTCTTTTACAAGTTCATAAAAGTGATTTGTTTTACTTCCTTTCCCTAGTTTCTCATTCGGCTTTCTGAACTCTCTATTATCGCAGTTTTTAATTACCCTGTCTATTTCACTTAAAAACGGTGTAATATACATAAATCTTTCAAATAGTTCATTATTCATGTATTGTATTGCATATGAAGTTTTTCCATATCCAGGAGGACTATCGACTATTGTTATTTTACATTGTTTATTCATATTTCCATCTCCTTTTATTAATTATTTTTAATTCCATCTTTGACAAAACAATAAATATTTCTTTTTTTTTATATTTTTGGATATGTTTTCCATATTATCACCTCCTTTCTTATATTATTATATTAACATTAGTTATTTAAAAATTACTTATGGTTTTCATTATTTCTCTTTTTAATTATAGCATCGTGAATTACTACCATCATTATCAATGTAATCATAGGAAGAAACATAATTCCTATTAATGTTATCATGAAAGCCACCTCTCCAAATGCTTCACCAACTATAACTGAATATTTCATAGCTTTAAATAATACAAATGCAGTTATCACAGCTCCTGATAATGTTGCACTATTTTTACCAGCATATCTCCACATAATATATATCAACTCCTTTTTATTTATTTCTTATTTATGTATTAACATAACTGTATAAAAAATTACCTATGAATTACAAAAAATATGTTTGTCCCTCTGATTTTTTATTAAGCTTCTTTAATACCATTACAAAAACACTCCAAATATATGTATTATATTTATATAATTAACAACTAATGATGAAAAATTACCTATGAATTATATTATTTAATATATATAGTATTTAATTTAGTATTTAATAGTATTTAAGAAAGCTACTTCTATTGATATTCCTTGTGTCCATCATATTATATATGAGTTTTAAAGGTTTTAATATGTGCTTTTGAGGGATATATATGTTAAATTAAGTATTATTTCGTTTATAAATATGTGTTTTTAAGGGCATTTTATTTCCTTAATTACTCATAATAATTTAAAATATGTTAAAATAAGGGACTATTAATATGAGACATTAAGGGTTATAATATAACTATGAGTAATTAAGGAGGTTTAATATGAGTAAAAATCAAATACTTATGAAAAATAATACGATAGTTAGTGCTAGATATAACATATCTCTCATGCATAATAATATATTTATTTTCATATTGTATAAACTTCAGAAGGCTAAATCCGGTAATGCATATTGTTATATAAGTAAACAAGAATTTCAAAATCTTATTTCAAATAAAACACAGAAAACAGTTCCAGGCATTAAAAAAGTATTAGATAATATGCTAGATGAAAAAATATACTTTAGAGAAGACGGTGAGTGGAGCTGTAAATATAGCATTGTAGCTGGGTATGAATATAATAAAAAGGAAGATTTATTTAAAATAGTTGTTATTGATAAAGTTTATCATCTTCTTATGAATTACAAAGCTTATACACCTATTAATATGAAAGTATTTTTAACTTTAAAATCAATATATAGTCAAAGATTATATGACCTTCTTAGATTATGGAGTAATACAAAAGAAGATATCACATATGAACTAGATGAATTAAAAGATTTATTAATGTTAAATAACAAATATAATTTGTATGCTGATTTTAAAAGAAATGTTCTTCAACGAGCTAAAAAAGAATTAAATAATACTGGAATGTTTGAATTATCATATACCGAAAATAAAAAAGGACGAAGTGTAAAGTCTATAACATTTCATGTAAAGGATTTAGATAAAAGAGTATATTTTAAAAAGAAACAAACTGAACAAATTTCACCATTGTCGTACATTTCTAATAAGAATTTAATATCAAATAATTGTATATCATCTTTTCAAAAAGATTTTGAATTAATAGATTTCACATATGAAGATATGAACCAGGCTTTTATTGAATCAATTAATATAACGTTATCTAAATTTAATGTAGATAAAATAGATTATAATGTATATCCTTACTTTAAAGCTGTATTAAATAATAGAATTAAGTATTATACTGACTTATTTATAAAAACAAGTATTTTTTAATCAATTTATCGACAAAATATATTTTCCATGTTATCATAATATAGTACACTCTCATAAGAATTGCAAATATCACGTATAACATAGAATTTTCTTACAATTTTAATTAAATTATTACCTTTTGGAGATAAAATGTAATAATCAGCCCTTTTTAGGGCTTTTTCTTTTGTTTTTTATAAAAATAAGCAATTTTTCTTAATTTTTAATGTTTTTTATGCATTTTTACTCATTTTTTACTAAAATTTTAGCATTTTATTCGTATTTTTTCTTAACAATCTCACCAAATTCAGGAGCTTTCATTAAAATTTTCTCACGTATTGACCTATCTTTATAAATTTCCATCAATGATTCTAATTCTTTCAATGAGTTTTCTCTGATTACTCCACCAATTATTTCTCTTCCATCTCTTGATTTCATTTCCCATTCTACTTCCCAAATTTCTCTCATACCATCGACCTCCTAAAATAATTTTTTGACTATATTATATTCACATCCATAATGTGGTTTTTTATTACATAGTTCTTTTAACTCTTCAATTTCTTCCTTGAGTTCCTCTTTATTTTTAAGTTTTGCTCTCTTTCTATAAAATGTTTCACAACAATTATCTATATCATATATATATCCGTATAATTCATATTTCATAATTACCCCTCCTTATTTTTCACTAAATTTACTCGTTTATTCGTATCTTTTCTTGATAATTTCACCAAATTTAGTACGTCTTGTAGTAATTAACTCACATTTATTTCTATGTGCAAAGTATTTCATAGACTCTTTTAATTCTTCATATGTGTCTTCTTTTATTATCCCACAAGTCATCCTCATTCCATCTCTCGATTTACTTTCCCATTCCACTTCCCAAAGTTCTTTCATATCATTAACCTCCTAAAATAATTTTTTAACAACAGCATATTCATACACGTATGAAGGATTTTTACTGCACTTTTCTTTTAATCTATTTATTTCCTCTTCTATTTCTTTTTTATTTTTTGTTTCAATTTCATTCACATAAATATTTTCATATAAATCATCTCTATCTTCTATAGATTCATATAATGTATATTTCATCATTTTACCTCCTCTTTCTTTTTACTATATTTTTCACTTATTTTTAACACAGTTTCTCTATCAATATAAAATGTCTGTATTTCTGTCCCATATTCTTCACAATCAAATACCCTCATGTTTCCAGCTCCTCTTAATAAATGTAAATACCCATAATTGATTATCATATTAGACCTAATTTCATCTTTACATTTTCCACCTATAACTACATTTATATTTTGTTTAGTTATATTAGGTAGTATATCTTTACTAGGTAATTGGGTAGTTAATATTAAAAATACCCCCGCACCTGCACCTCTACTAGCTATTAAAGCTAACATATTATGAAAATCTTTATTCTTCATATAAGAAGATAACTCTTCTATCACTATAAATCTAATAGGCATTTTTTTAAACTTCCTATATTGCCATATATCGGTACAATTCCTATATGTGAATTGTTCATATCTTTTATCTATATCTTGTATAGCATCAAATAATATATCTTCAGCTTCATCTCTATTTTCCGTATAATGAATTACATTTTTACAGTTTCTAAATTCAAATAAATCTACTCTCTTTTCATTGATTAAATCTAATACAACGTCACATTTTCTTTTCATAACTAATTGAGATATAATAACTCTTAAACAATTAGATTTACCACATCTAGTAGCTCCTGCTAAATACATATGTGCATTAGAAGGCTCACTAAAGTCAATATATCTAATGCTACAATCTTCTAAATTAATTCCAATAGGTATTTTATATCCTTTAGCTTTATGTTTTTCTAAATCAAAGTCAGCACATACTATTTCTTCCTTTTTAATTCTTAATTGAATATAATATCCATTCTTTTTAAAACTAACATCTTCCTTTTCTTTATTTAATAAATGACAAAACTTATTCTTATTATTATTAAAATCGTCTATAGTCATCCCCGTAGGTATTATAAATTCATATATTTTATAGTTTTCGTCTTCCCATTTATTTCTTAACTTAGGTATATCTCCAGAAGCATTCTTCATATTGATATTATTAAAGAAATCAGTAAAATCAATATGTTTAATATTAAATACATCTAAAGCTGATTTACATAATAATGTTATTGTATCCCAAATAGTATTTGTTAAAGGTTCTATTACATTGCTCATATTATCATCTCCTTTTACTTAACTATATGCAAGTGTGTAGTAAATGTTTCCTAAATATTAAAAAAATATTTTAGTAACATTATTTAAATATATACATATACTATATTGAGGTGATAATATGACTGAAAGAGATATCCAAGTATTAAACTTTATTAATCTAGTTACTATGTGTAGAACAGAACATATAAGAAACTTATTTTTTACAGGATTAACTAATACCACTTGGGATAGAAGAGCTAATAAATTAGTAGAATATAAGCAATTAAAACGCTTTAGAAGTGGAATATATAATAGAGAATATATTTATTATATTGAAAATAAACCTAATGAAAGATTACTTAGGCATGATATGTATATAACTGAATTAATATATAATTTATTATTACTAGGTGTGGAAATAATATACGTAGATAGAAATGTTCAATTAGGTAATGTTATAGCAGATGGTTATATTATAATTAGATATAAAAAAGACAATACTATAATAAGGAAAGGTTTATTAATAGAAGTTCAATTGCATGGTAGATTATCAGATTGTATAGATAAATATACAGATATTAATCCTATTAAAGAATATGTGATTGAACAAGGTATGCAAACTATTCCCTCTCTACTTATTATAAGTGACTTGCAAGGAAAGACTAGAAATAAAATTCTTAAAACTATGTGTATAAACTGTAACTTAGAGTGTTTAGACAAATGTATATTATAA